TCGCCGTCGTACTCCGTCGCCGCGCCGTGCGGCACCGTCGTCAGCACCGCGCGGAAGACGCCGCCGCGCACGTAGCGCGAGAGGGGGATCGAGACGCGGAAGCCGGCGCGGGAGGCGGTGGTGCCGGCGGTGATGATCGGGTTTGTTGCGTACCGGCCCTGCTCCGTCTGGCCCTGCCAGATCGCATAGCTGTGGCCCGCCTGGAAGTTGACAGGCTGGCCGATCAGGATGCCTGCCTGCACCATCGTCGCGTCGCCTTGCAGCGTTACGGCTAGACGCTGGTACGAGGTAGACAACACGAAAGTGGCGTTGGTGGTTGGCGCACCGTCGGACGTGTCTGTGACCAGGAGCCCCAGCGACACCGCGCCATCGCCACGCACGTAGACGCTACCCGTGTACGGCACCGACACCGAGCACGCCTGCCCCTGCTGCCAGTAGCCTGCGCCGGCCGTACTCGTGTCAGCATCACTCGCGCCGGTCGGAGACGTTGTCGCGTTCGCGTTGACGTTGGACCCGCCGAGTTTCGCCCATTGCGCGTTGTCGAACTCGGTCGAGCGGAGCAGGATGTTCGTCCGCGGCGGCTCGAGCACGAGCCCGATCCCGCCATCGGCCAAGAGCCCGATCCGCGGCAGGTTCGCGACGAACGCCCAGCGCGCGACGGTGCTCGCGCTCGTCTGCACCGTCTCCTCGGTCTGCCCCGACCCTGCGGCCTGGGTGTACGTCCCGCCGCCGGGGAGCGTGCCCGCGGCCAGGGGGGTGCCCGGCGCAAATGCCGTGTAGTCGACGAGCACCGATGGCCCGTTGAGGTTGATCCAGTTGGCGGACGAGTAGGCGCCCAGCGGGTTGCCGAGCGGGTTCACTACCGGGGGTCGCAGGTCGATCCACGGCGGCATGTCACATCCCCTTGGTCTTGATCCGTCCGCTGAGCGTGCCGCCCGTGCCGCTCGTGTAGGTCCACTTGGCGCGCACCCACTCGTAGCCGACATCGGCGGCGTTCCAGACCCAGTTGTTGTTCGCGGCCACTGCAACGGACGAGCCGGCGATGTCGGTCCACGTCATCGCGCTCGCAAGCGGGATGAGGTTGACGCCGGTCCCATTGATCGCGGGACTGTTGGGGTCGGCCAGTGAGCCGTTGCTCCCTTGCAGCACCAGCGTACCGACCGGCGACGTTGCGCCAGCGATCACGATCTGCACCGTGTACAGCCAGATCCCGTTCAGGTTGACGGGCCGACCGAACGCCGATGCTGCGGCGCTGATCGAGAGGCTCGGATACATCGCCACGGTGTAGCCGGTGCGACTGTCGAGCGTGTCCCAGTAGATCGGCACGTTGGCTTCACGCATGACTCCGACTCCTCCTCTCAGGCTACCACAACATGCATTGTCTATCTATGTATCAACACGCACGAATCGCTCCGCAGCACCGCAGCGTCTATCCGCTCACGCGACCGACGTCGGTCCCGGTGTTCTTCGCCACGTCCATCGCCGCGCCGCCCTGCTCCGCCTGCTTGGCGAGGTCGGGGCCGGAGAACGTCTCCTGGTAGCCCATGAGGTTGGCCACGCTGCGATCGAGCGGCGCGCCCGTGAGCATCGAGAGCTTGAGCCGGTACGCGTAGGGGATCGGCGATGCCTCGGGCGTCGCGGCGAAGTCGGCCACGCGGCGCACGAACTCCTGATAGAGCTTCGGCGCGGTGGCCGACAGCGCATCGATGTGGGCGGCCGACAGCGTCTTGTCCTCGAGTGCGCGGATGGCCTCGTACGGGTCGAGTGCGGTCTTGATCTTGACGTGGAAGTCGCGCAACTGCGTATCGCTCGGCTTCCACACCTCGCGCGCGAACGGACTCATGACCTCGGGTGAGGCAGGTCGCGCGGCGAGAATGAAGCTGGCCACCTGCGTTGCCTTCGCCTGCGCGGCCTGCGCCACCGTGGGGGCGTCGGCGCTGATCGCGCTCGACATCTGCGCGAGGCGCCGCGACATCTCGACGGGGTTGGCGCTGAGCTTCGCGAGGCCGTCGGCGAACTTGATCGAGTCGCTCGGCTTGTCGATCCGCGTGGGCCCGTCGTCGGAGGCAAGTAGGTGCGTGATGACGTTCAGCGCCGCTGGCTCCGTGGCCATGGGCGGCAGGCGTCGACCCTCACCCATCGCCTTGAGCGCGATCGGGATGCGCTGCAACTTGTCGTAGTGGCCGGCAAACGACGTCTCGAGCACGCGCAGGCCTCGGCCCGTGGCGACGCCTTCGGCGAGCGCCGCCAACGCAGCGTTGCCTTCGGTGCGGATCACGTGGTGCGCAACGGCGCCTGCCGCGCCCGCGAGCATGGCCACGGGGCCGCCGCCGATGGCCGCGCCGCCCGCCATCGCCGCCGCGCCCCACAGGTTGTCGGTGGGCGAGAAGACGCGGTTGGTGGCGTCGCGCTTCACGTAGTCATCGACGCCGCCACGGATCGCGGAGCCGTAGCGGTACTTCGTGTTGAGCGCACGGAGGTCCGCGAGGAACCCTGGCGCCGCATCCTTCGCGGCGGCCTCGGCTTGCGACACGATCTCGTCGTTGAAGATCCGGCGTACCTGCTTCAGCTCTCGGAGGATCGGCGACTCGATCCGCGCCTCACGGTACGCCAGATCGTCGAGCCCGGCGCGCCACGACTGCGCGACCTCGAACCCGAGTTTCCCGTCGTTTGCCGCCGCGCCCTCACGGAACGCGCCCACCCACTTGCTCTCGAGTGCGTCGGCGATGTCCTTGTAGGCCGGGTTCTTCCGCAAGTCGGCCAGCATGCCCTCGATGCGGGTCAGCGCCTTGTCGGTCGCGAACGTCTTGCCCTCGAGTGCGGGCTGCTTCCAGAACGCGCCGATCTGCGCGCCTGTCTCGTCGACGAAGGCGCCCACGCGCGCGGCGTACTCCTCGGCCCCTTCGCCGATGCGCTTGCCGATGCCGTGCGCGCGCGCAAAGAGGCCGACCTCGGAGGCTTGGATGCCCTCGTCCTTGATGATCTTCTTCAGCGACGCGTTGTTGTTCGCCATCGCGCGGAACGTCTGCATGTTCGCGAGCTCGTCGGCCTTGCGCGCGAGCCAGCCCTTGGGCGTGTCGACGCCGGGGATCGCCACCTTCTCCGCTTCGGCCGCTGCGATGGATCCAGGCTCGCCCGGCGACGGCCCCTTGCCCGCGAGCTTCGCCGCGATGCTGCCGCCGAGCCGCTTGCCGAGGTAGCCGAGCGCGCCGAAGCCGGCGCCGAAGCCGGCACCCATCGCAGACCCGTAGAGCAACGTCTCGGCGGCCCGGTCGGGGTCGCTGAGGATGGCTTGCGTGACCGCCTTCGGCATCGCCAGCAGCCCGCCCTCGACACCCATCTTGGCCGCGCTCGCCGCGGCCGTGCGCAGCAGCCCCGGCGCTGCCTTGGCGCCCACAACCTCGGCCGCCGTACCGCCCAGCGTTGCTAGCTGGTAGGCGTTCTCGGCGGCCATGATGCCGTCTGTTGCCGCCGCCGCCCCAGCCTGGGCGCCCTTGGTGCCAAGGACCGCAGCTTCCGCGATGCCGCCGACCTTACCGATCGCCTTGAGCACCGGGGCGCCCGCGACCACCTGCGCGAGGAAGCCGCCGCCGACCCCAACGTAGCCGGCCGCGCTGTGCTCGTGCTTGAGCGCCTCCCACTTCGCGAGCGCGAACGGGTCGGCATACTCCGCGCCGAACTTACCCGCCGCCTCCGCCTCCTTGCCGACGCCCCACGCGCCGAGCGAGAACGTGTCGAGGAACTCGCGGCCGAACACCTCCGCGGTCCCCGCAAGGCCCTCGTTCTCCTTGAGGTACTGCTTGACGGCAATGTCTTGAGCGGTCGGCTCCTTGTACCCGAGCGCCCTGGCCTGCTCGAGGTTGGTGATCGGAATGGACCCGATCGACCCGTCGGGCGCGATGACCTGCACCTGAGGGATGCTGGCCTGCGCCGCGACATCGGCGGGGTTCTTGTAGATGCTCGCGTTTGCGAGCGACGTCTCTTCGGGGCTGAACGCACCGACGGGCGCGGCCACTCCAGTCTGCGCCGAAACGGGTGCGAACCCCTTGGTGATCATGCTTACTTTCCGGTCGGAGTGAACCCGACCGTTTGCTTGACGGACTTGGGCGCCTGCCCGTTCTTGAGGTAGGTGGCGTTCGCCTTGGCGATGTTGTCGTGCAGCGTGGCTTCCCACGCCTGGATCGACGCGTCCGGGCCAGCCTGGCCGCCGAGGATGGCCGCCTTCGGGTCAAGCCCGAGCACGTCGGGCAGCGTGGCCTCGATGCGCTCGGCATCCTTGTCGCTGTTCTCGCCCGCCGTCTTGGCAGCGGTGAAGAGCTGACGGCGGAGGAGCTTGGCCTTCTCGATGTCCTCTGGCTTGGCGATGATGGCGCCGCCGTTGTACTTCTGGCGAAGCTTCTTCATCTCGTTGATGATGCGGAGCCCCTCGAGCGCCGAGTAGCTCACGGCGTTGTACTTGTTCCCCGCCTCCGCGCTCGTTGCCTGGGCGCCGCCCATCTGCACCGGCTCCCCGTTGGCGTCGATGCCGACCATAGTCACAGGGGCGCTGCCGGCCTTGCCGCCCTTCTCGCCGCTCCACACCTGCTTTCCGGTGGTGGGGTCTACGACGATGACGTGGTCGTAGCCGTTGGCGTCCTTGTACGTCTTGACCTGGGCGCCGGGGTACTCCTTGAGCGTCTCCTTCACGCCGTCCAGCGTGGCATCCATGATCTTGTCGTTGTACTTGTCGGCCTTCGCCTGCGCTGCGTACGCCGCCGCCGCGTCGGCCTTGGCCTTGGCGTCGAGGTACTGCTTCCATTGCGCCTGGAGGTAGAGATCGTGCTGCGCGCTCTTGGAGTCGATCTGGTTCTGGAGCGCAGCCCCAGCCTTCTCGGCGTTCAGCTTCGCGGCGTCGGTGCCCATGAGCTGCGCCTTCTGGTTCAGCTGCACGAGCGCGATCTTGTACGCGTCGAGCGCGGCGGCGTTCTTCGCCACCTTCATGTCGCCGTACTGCTTGTAGCGCTGTGCGAGCAGCCCTTCCTTGCGCACGACGCCGCTCTTGGCCTGCTCGATCTCCACCTGCTGCTGTGCGAGGTCGCGCTCGATGGCCTTGTTGAGCGACGTGACGAACGGGTTGTCGTGGGTCGCGCCCGTGGTCTGCGCCATTGCGCCGCCGATCGCGCCGAGCGCCATCGCCACGCCCGCGAGCACGGCGTCTCCGGTGTTCGCGTAGCGGAACATGCGGTTGCTATCGAGCTTCATGGCCGCAGCCTTGTCGCTGTCGGCCTGCAGCGCCTGCATCTCCTTGGCGTGCCAGTCTTGAAACTGCGCCTCGTCCTCGGCTTGCTTCGCCTGCGCCGCCGCGTAGGCCTGCGTGGCCCCGAGCTGCTCGGCGGTCGTCTTCTCGGCCGCGGTGATCTCGAGGTCCATGAGCTGCTTGGACTTCTCGGCCTGGCCCTTCTCGAATTCGATCTGCTTCAGCCAGGCTTCCTTCTCGCCCGGCAGCAAGAACATCTTTTCGAGCTGCTCCTGCGTCGGCGGCCCCTTGCTGCCGCCACCACCGAAGCCGCCGCCACCCACGCCGCCAGGCTTCGGGCTGGGAGCGCCGGGCGCCAGCACGTCGGACCCCGGCGGGGCCATGTCGCCAGCCGAGGTGACCGGCGCCGGGGTGCTCGTGATCCACTTCGCCTTTGCGAGTTGCCCGCCCAGCCCAGCACCCTCCACGTTGGGGGCGCCGGGGGGCGGAGCGGGGCCCGTAAACGCGCCCTGCACTGCCGTCGGAGCGCTTCCGAACTGCGCAGCGGCACCGGGCGACAGCGATGACAACAGCGGCGGAGCGGACGGCTTCAGAGGCCCATCGAAGGCGGTATCAGAGGCCGCATCCGAGGCGCCCGCGGGAGCAGACGGCACGCCGCCAATAGGCGTCGACACCGGCTCGGCACTCCAGCCGCCCTTGTTGAGCAGGTTGGTATACTCCGCCGGAGTCAGCGACTTGCCGAGCTGTTCCTCGAAAAACGCCTTGGGGGGTGCGGGCACTGAAGCCTCCTGTTAGCCGCCCTGCTTGGCGAGGTACTGCTTGTATTGAGCGTCGGTGATGGTCATGCCGAGGTGCTCCTCGACCTCCGCTTTGCTCGGCACCGTCGGGCCCATCTTCGCCGCAGGTGCAGCCGGGGCCGCCGGAGCGGCAGGGGCCTCGCTCGCCACGGGCACGTTGGTGAACGTCCCGGTGACGGGGTCGAACTTGGGCTTGGTCGCCGGCTTCGCGATGACCGCCGGAGGCGCCGTGGCCTGCGTCGCCGCGGGGGTCTTCTTCGCCTTCTCGGCTGCCTGCTTCTGGAGGATGCCCTGGAGCTCGCCAGCGGTGAGCGACTTGCCCGCCTTGGCGGCTTCGGCCTTGTACTTCTTCGCCTTCTCCGCGGGGTCGGCGTCGTTCCAGTTCTCTTCGCCAATCGCCGGAGCGTCGCCGATGGGAACCTTCTTCACGTCGGGCCCACCCGAGAGTTGGTCGGCCTCGGCCTGAAGCGCGTCGACATCGGCCGCGCCCTTCTTCTGCGCCGCCGCGATCTCGGTCCCGCCGGTCGGCAGCGGCTTCGCGATCCCCGCGGTGGCCGCGTTGACGCCGGCCACGAAGGCCTTCTTCTTCTCGATGTCCTGCGTGACGCCCTTGAACGACGGCGGTGCGGCCGGCGGCGTACCCGCCTGGCCCGCCTGCCAGCCCTTGTTGACGATGTTGTCGGCGAGGCCCGCGTCCTGCGCCGCGAACATTGCCGCCCGATCGGCCTCGGGGCCCGTGACGTAGTTGCCAGGGCCGGCGCTGTCCCAGGAGTATTGCGGAGCGTCGGTCATGTAGCCGCCGCCACCACCCGCACGCGAGGGCGCCGCGTTCGACCACGCCGGGCCCGCGTAGTAGTTGACCGCGCCGGAGTCGCCACCGCCGCCGCCCCCCATGCGCCCCTGCAGCGCCGCGCCTGCGGCGGCAGCCTGCTGCGGGTCGACACCGGGCATCGTCTGGCCTGGCTGGATCTGGCCCGTCTGGATCGCGCCCATGGCCGCGCCGATGCGGGCCATCTCTTCGTCCGTCGGCGCGCGCCCGAGCTGAGACGTGACCAACTGCTTGAGCATCGCGTCGTCCATCACTTGCCTCCACCCGTCGCCGCACCACCCATGCCACCACCGAGCATCGAGGCACCGGCGCCCGTGATGCTGCCCCAGAACGCCTGCTTCCGACGCCGAGCGTCCGCCTCGGCGGCCATCTCGAGTTCCGTCTGCTTGTTGCCCTGGCCCATCTTCGTCTTCTCGTAGTCGATCGCGCCCTCGCGATCCTGCTGCCGCTGCGCCGCGTCCATCGCCAGGAAGGCGCGGATCTGCGCGTCGTTCATGCCCATCGCCTCGAGTCGCATCTTGGCGTTGGCAAGATTCACGTCGTCATACGACTGCTTGTTGGCCAGCCCTGCCTGCTGCGAGAAGCCGGCGTTGGCGAGGCCGAGCTTGTTCTTCTCGCCGAGCTCGCTCATCTCCTGGCCATGCATGGCCGCCGACAGACTCGCGAGGCCCTGCTGCGCCTGCAACTGCTCCTGGTAGCGCATCATGGCGGACTGCCCTGCCGCCTGCTGCTGCGCGCCCCCCGCCTGGTTCTGGATGTTGCGCATGGCCAGTGCGCCGTTGCTCTTGCCACGCATCGCTGCCGCCGCAGCCAACTGCCCCTGCAAGCTCTGGTCGAGTGCCTGCTGGTACTGCATCGAGGCCAGCGACGGGCCCTTGCCTTGCGCCTGGTCCATGAGCTGCGCAGACAGCAAGGCCCGCTGCTTCATGATCATGTCCCGGGTGGCCGGGTCCATGCTCGCCGCGTTGGCCTGCGCCGCGGTCATGATCCACGGGCCGCCCGCCTGCGGAGCTCCGCGGCTGTCGATGCCTGCGAGTCGGTCGGCGAGCCCTGCGCGGTAGCCCGCCGAACCAGGGTCCTTGAACGCGCCTTCAGCCGGCGTAGGGAGGCCGGGAACGTTCTGCTTGCTGAGCGCGCCGCTGGCCACGGAGCCGATGACGCCCGCCGCCAGAATCGCAGCGCCGATGATCAACGGGACAGCCATGTTACGCGCTCCTCACCGCGGGAACCTTGTTGAGCCCAGCCTTCACACCCACGAGGAACACGAGCGCGGTGATTGACATGTCTTCACCGTAGGACCCGGCTCCCACGTCCTCGAGACTAACACGGATCGAGGTGCATTTCTGCCGTGCAGGCGACCAACGGAACGCGTGCTCCGGATACGCCCCACCCCACACCGCGTCAGACCCCCAAGAAGTGCCGCCGCCCCAGGTGCCGGGGCCAATGATGCTCTCCACGTCCACCGTCTCGTCGAAGGTGTATTCATCGTGGAAGTCGTAGCCGAGCCGCACCCGCATCTTGTGCGGCGACCTGTAGTCACCGATGCTCATGAAGCGGTAGACGCGCTGGAATCCCTCGATTCCCGCGACGGACAGCCACGACGTGGTCAGTTTCAAGCGGACGAACGCTCCATCGTCTGTATATACACCAGACGCCTCTTTGAACACGCGACCGTCCGCCTTGGCGTACACGTAGGTGTTCTGCCAGATCGCGGCGGCCTGGCCTTCGTGCCCGGTGAAGGTGCCCCACTGACCGAACAAGTAGTCGTAGACCAGCGTGGCTCCGCTCGAGCACAGGAACCGAACTTGGTTCGTGTTCGGGACCAGCGTTGCCGCGGTGACCGTCTGGCCGTTGAACGCCTCGACGGGCGCGCCGATGTAGGTGACCGAGAGGGAGCGATCGAGAAGGTAGAACCCCTTGGCGGACTGGAACATCAGGCCCGCGCCGGTCGTGACCACGCTGGCCGCCGAGATGCACCCAACGTCGGAGGTGATGAGCGTGGGATCGCCGTAGTCGCTCTGCTGCCCGGTGTTCGTGGGCCCCTCGCCCGCAAGCGCGAAGATGGCCGCCTCCTTGAAGATCACGATCTTCTCGTCGAGGGAGCCGAGCGCCGTGATGTTGCCGCCGCGCGAGTCGACTTGGATGCGCAGGTTTTCGGAGAACGACGCGGGCTCGCCGTCGACCCAGGTCTTGGAATAGGCAACCGTGTTCGCCTCGGGCAACCCGCCGAGCCACAGCCGGCCACGGTGCGTGATCGCGAACGCGCACGACGGCGGCGCATCGTTCTCGAGATCTTGCCCAGCGGTGCCGTCGGTGTACAGCAGTTCGTTGGTGAGGATCGTGGAGTCCGCTGCGCCATCCTGGTAGGTCACCGAAGAGGCCGTCTTGTTGTTGAACAGCGGGCTGCTCGTGCTCGTCACGCGGTAGTAGGTCGAGCCGTTGGCGATCGTGCGGTACACCTCGATGCGCACGTCGCTCTTGGCGGTGAGTCGCAGTGTGGGGATCGTGAGGCTAACTCGGTCGTTCAGCACGGCGACCACGACCAGCGAGGGCGACACCGCCGAGCGGTGGATCTGCCCCTGTGCGTCGGTCCACGCGTAGATGATGCGGTAGCTGTAGGTGCCGGCGGACAGCGCCCCGGCCGCCGCGGTGACGCTCTTGGTGGTGCCCTCAGGGAACACGGCGAAGCCATGCTCCGTGACCACGCTCCCATCGTAGCTCTGCATGCAGCCGCCCGAGAACACGAGCTGGCCCGCCGCCTCGACAACGCTCGGCGCCTTGCCGAACGTGAGCCGGGTCAGCGTCACGCCCGCCACTGCAAACGAAGTCCCAGAACTCGTGTCGAGGATGCCCTTGCGGCCCTGCGCGAGCTCGAACACCCCTGCGCTGATCTGGCTCACGTCGGCGATCTGGTTGTTGGCACGGATCCCGTCGCCCGAGACGCCGTAGGCCAGCCGCGCCACCACGTAGCCATCGGACGAGATCACGAAGTCGGTCGCTTGGAGCGTCGACTCCGCGTGTACCGTCATGAACTCTTTGCCCTGGTAGCGCCACGCACGCGACTGGAGGAACACGAAGGCGCTGAACATCAGGCCGAGGTCCACCCACGACGCCGACGTGGACAGCGTGGCCTTGTAGATCCCGCCCGTCGTGCCGAGGTAGATGGTGGTCGTGTCGTTCGTCACGATGCCCGTGATGGCGTACGTGTCGTCCGCGAGCGAGAGGCCCGACCCGAACACGAGCAACGTGTGCGAGTAGGTCATCACGTGGGCGTAGACGAAGAAGCTCGAGTCGGTGGCCACGCACCAGATCCGCTGGCTGGCGTCGCCCCACAGGCCGAGTGCGTACGGCGTCACCGCGAACGAGGCGGCGGAGGCGATCGTGTACGTGGAGTCGAGGTAGACGATCTTGGTGTTCGGGACCGTCGAGCCGTAGGCCACGTAGATGCGGGACCCGATGACACAGACGTCCCAGATCGCGCGTGCGGCGACGTCGGAGATGGGGCTCACGCCGGACGTCATGGAGGACGGGGACCCTTGCCCGATCCGCCTGTATCGGAGGTTCGCGCCGTCGAGCCAGAACACGACAAACTCGGAACCGAAGACGACGATCCGGGGCTGAATGCCCGAAGCGCCCACCTGCACGTCCTGCTGGAAGAACGCACCCGTGACGGCATCGAGGACGGAGCATCGAACACCGCCCCGCGAGTCGACCCAGGCGACCACGGTGACGCCTGCGGCGGTGGCGCTCGTCGACTGGCTCTGCGTGTAGCTGTTCCGCTGCACTTGGCGCTCGTCCGCGGTGCAGGTCGACACGGAGCCTCGAGACACCCACGTGTCGAGCGCGGTGGACCGCGTGTATAGCGTGGCGCCGTCGATGAGGCACAGTTCGTCCCCGCGGGACCCGAGGCCGACCGCGTTGGAGACGCTCGACCCGCTCGCGTTGACGCTGCGGTTGAGCGCCGTGTAGCCGTTGCGCTTGCTGAGCTGACCGCCCTTGGTGAACACGGCGTTCTCGAGCTCGAGCAGCCGGCCCTGCATGACCTTGGGGGCCGACTTGGTGTCGAGCCCCTGCGAGAACACCACGGGAACGGCTTGCTTCTGGAGGGCCATCAGGCGACCTCGGGCGGTGGGTGGTAGGATGTATCAACACCGGAGGGCCCACCCATGACCTTGACCGCTCGTGACCTCGCCTTCGCCGCTGCCGGCGTCGCTCTCGTGATCGCCGCCTGCGGCACCCCAGGAGACGCCGCGCGCGCGGACACGCCGCCCGAGGGGTACAGCGACGGGACCAGGATCAAGGCGCGGTGGAACACCGTGGTGTTCGCCGACGGCGCCAAGGGACGGACGTTCGCGGGGTGGTGGGACAGCGAGCGCAAGGAGGAGTGCGCGCCGACGACGCTGTCGAGCGCGACGAGCGGGGCGGGCTGGTGCATCCCCACGGGGTACGTCTCGGAACCAGCGCTGTTCGAGGATGCGGCCTGCTCCAAGCTGATGGCGTTCGACCCCATCCCAGGCGCCAAGGGGGCGGTGTTTGCGGGCAAGTTGTGGTCGCACGGGGCTACGGTGCCCGTCCCGGTCACAGTGTGGCGACAGGCATCCAAGGGCGTGTGCGACGCGGCGCCTACCACATGGGAACGCGCTGGCATCGTGCGGCCCGTCGAGGTCCCCATGTCGCAGTTTGTGGCGGTGACCATCACTGCTCCCTAATCAGTCCTTGTACATGGGGATCTTGTAGTAGACCCCGTCGACCTTGACTCGCTGATACCCGTGGAAGATGTTGCCGGTTGGCAGTGCCGAGCCCGTGGTGGAGGCCGCTGTAAACACAACGTCGCCGCCGAGCTCAAAGGCTCGGCCAGACACGCCAATCCCGTTTCGCACGAAGAGCGAATTGCCGATGGCGTACACCGCAACGCCACCGACTGGAGGAGACGCGGCGCTTGGGTCGCTTCCGTGGAAGATGAACAGCGACCCGCTGTAGGAGGCGCTGGGCATGTTGGTCGTGGACGCCGCGCCGCCCACCGACACCGTTCGAATGCTGTTGGACCCCGTGGCGCAGCCGGCGAAGAAATCGGTCGCGAGGGTGTTGCCGTTCAGCACCCGAAACGCGCCGTCGTTGTTGGCGCCGCCGCCCACGTTGATCCCGGGGATGACGCGCACATCGCCGCCGACGCCGCTCGAGTTCGCGCTCTGCCCGTAGATGAGCAGGTTCGAACCGCTGCCGGCCGTCGTGCGGTCCGTGTGGCCGAAGATGGGGCCAGACACCGCGGCATCGAAGCGGACGGCCGCAGCCTTGATCGGCACCAGCCCGCCCGAACCGCCCGGTCCACTGAGCTGCACGACCCACGGCGCCGCCGCAGTGCCGGCCAGGTCGGTCGCGAGCTGCACCGCCCCCGAGGTCCCCGTCGTCGCCTGGAACATGTTCGCGCTCGGCAGCACGCCCGTGACGTAGTTGGCCCCGCCCGCGAGGTTCACGGGGCCGTACGTCAGCCCCGACGGCGTCAGCACCTGCAGCACGTTGCCGGTCGTCAGGGAGCCGCCGGAGGGCACCACGGAGCCGTTGACCTTGGCGACGGTCGGCCCGCTCGGCACGCCCGAGAGGTCGCCGGCAAGCTGCACCATGCCGGGCAGCGTCTGCGACGCCGGCCGCACGATCGTCTTCCACTTGCTCGAGCCGTCGCTGGCGAGTTCCACCGTGCCGTAGTTGACGGCGATGGTGGCCGAGGTCGCGCCGTCGATGGTGTCCGCACCCGCGCGCGCGATCGTGATGTTGTTGGCCGCCGCGTTGCCGGTCACGTCCGCGATCACGTAGTAGCGGCCGTTGCTGACTGCGTTGGCGCTCGGGAGCGTGATGGTGCGCGGGCCCGACCCGCTGTTGACTTGAATGATGCCGTAGATGTCGGCCGGAAGGATCGTGTAGTCCGTGGACGTCGCGTAGGGCGCCAGCACGGTCGTCACGAGCAGCGACGTGTTCAGCGCGCCGCCGTTGGTGATCTTCACCGCTGTCCCGCCGCCGTTGTTCCAGTACAGGTCCCCGAGCACGGAGTAGACGGCGGAAGTCGTGGCCGAGCTCAGCGCCGACCCCTGCGACTGGTAGGCGGTCGTCTTCAGCTGCACCGCGCTGTAGCCGCCGAAGGTCAGATCCGTGTTGATCAGGATGCCCGCGCTCGGCACACGCGAGCCCTTGCCCGTCGTGTGGTCGTGCACGTCGATGGCATCGAACACGGTGTTGATCTGCGTGGCGTACGTCGGTCCCAGCGTCACGGAGACGGTGGGGACGATCAGGAACATGTTCGGGGTCGTGGCCATCAGAACACCCACAGGTCGACCGTCACGGTCGCGGAAGACTGAAGCTTCAGGTACCGCGCAGCGTCAGGCTGCGAGGTCGGCTCGTAGACGTAGCCGGCGCCCACCACGCGCGTGATCCACCACCCCTGGAACGCGCGGGGCTTCTGCCGGTCATCGACGAGCCCGTGGCGCAGGTTGACCCCCGCGGCGGTCACCTGCTGCCCCTTGAGCGCGATGCCGTCGAGCCACGGGATGAACGTGAGCAACCCCGTGAAGTCGGCCACTGCGTTCTGCACGTAGCCGAGCGCGCGGTCGAGCACCTCGGGGTCCGGGCGCGTCTGGATCTTGCGGTACGCCTTCACCGCCGCCACCCGCCCCGGTAGTCGTCGTCGTCGAGGTCGTTCCGGATCTCCGCGATGCGCTCCGGCCGGCCCGCGTCGCGATGGATGGCCGCGCCACGGATCCGCTGCTCGAGTTGCGCTCGCTCCGCCATGAGCACGGAAACGTCGCTCTCTTCCTTCTGGAGACACTTGATCGCCGCGTCCACGACGATGTACTCCCACCAGCCCTGATTCTCGACCCACTGCGAGACGGCGTCGCCGTCGCTGGCCAGCGCCTGGTAGCTCGTGAGGTACCAGAGGCGGTACGTACCCTGCGACTGGTCCTCAGGGAGGATGCGCAGATAGGACCCGGTGATCTGGTAGGCGCGGAAGCGGTCGTCGAGCATGCGGCTCGGCATGCGCTGCCACTTGTTGCGCTCGGCGAAGTTGAACTTGGGCACCGTCGTCCACGCCGACGTTTCCACTTGGTAGTCGAGCCCGCGCATCTTGTAGAAGTCGCTGGGCAGCGGGTAGATGTTGGTCTCGGTCAGCGGCGGGCCGACGAGCGGCACGTACGGCAGCACGACCGACGCCGAGGTCATGAAGTAGTCCTCGTAGACGGTCGTCAGGATGTCGTGCAGCGCGCCGCCCGCGCGGTTGACGTAGCCGTTCACCTCCGCGTCCGTGACGAACGAAGAGCCGTCCATGTCCGCTCGGCGGCGGACTTCGGTGCGGATGTCGGCAAGCGTCACGGCCACGGCAGCACCTCACACGCAACGCCGCAGTGCCGGGCCGCCCTCATGACGACCCGGCACCGCAGACGCATCAGCAGAGATCCATCAGCGCGCGGAAGGCCTCCGCGATCTTGGCTCCGTCGCCGCTCTTGACCGCCGCGGCGAAGTCCTCGCCTGCGATGGTCGCGTCTTCGTCGGGCTCGTAGCCCCCCTCGCCCTCGTGCTCGCGGTCGGACTCCGACTCCTCGGCCATGGACTTGCGACCCTTGGACGGCTTGTCGTGACCCACCGCGATCACAAGGTCTGCCAGGCTGCGCTTCGGGAGCATCAGGCCTGGCTGTTCTTGAGCAGGAGGTTGACGTGCACGGTGGAGCCGGACGCGAGGTCCGCCGCCGCAGCGCCCGTGGTGTAGGTGTAGAAGAACACCTGCTTGTTCGTGGTCACGTCCTGGTTCGCGGGCGTGCCGTTGATCGAGGCTCCGCCCTGCGCGTAGGTGTTGTGCACCGTCGCGACCGTGAGACCCATCGCCACGAGCGAGAGGTACGAGTCCTCGAGCGTGACGGTGTACGTGCCCGCGGCGGTACGCGCGACGGAGGCGATCCCGGTGCTCCCCGTCTTGGTGAGCGTCGGGGCGCCGGTCGCGCCGATGGCGATCGTGAAGTCGAGGGCGACGAGCCCCCGCTCCATCGTGCGCATGTCAGCAGAGAAGCTACGGTTGGCCATTGCTGGTTCCCTCCCGCTCGCTCAGGCCCACTGAATGGTCGCGTTGAAGCCGGGCGCCTGGCAGAACAGGTTCCCGTAGAACCCGTTGCGGCTCTCGACCTGATCCGCGTTGTAGACGCGGAGGATGTCGTTCCCGTCTTCGTCGATCGTCGAAACGACCGGCCCGATGGAAGCGAGCTTCCACGTGTCGAGCTGGAGGCCGAAGATCTTGTTGCCGGGGCAGTTCTGGTCGGCGATGACCTTGATCTCCCCGTCGGGCCCGTTCACCGAGATCGCCTTGAACGCGATGTCGGCGCGGTTGCTGGACGCGACCATGTCGTACATGACCTTGGCGCCAAGCGCCTTCTGGAGCTGGCTCCAGGCCTTGTACGAACAGAACGCGTGCGAGAGGCGCCCGCCTTCGCGGCCGACGACCACGGCGGCCTCGATGAGGAGCTCTTCGATCGGAGCGCCCACGCCGCTGACGCGCTGGCCGGCGAGACGCGTCGGGTCGGACGAGCGGTCGACGCCGAAGAACGAGTCGCCACCGCCAACGGTCGGAGCGGTCTGCGGCAACCACGCCTCGAGACCAGCGATGCACCGGCGCGTGGGAGTCGCGGCGGACTCGCGGTCGCCCGAGATGAAGATCACGTCGTGCTGCGCGGCCGTCGCGATCGTGGCCGAGATGTTGGCCCCGACGGTCACGGTGCCGGCCGAGCGGTCGACGGCAACGACCGTCATCGGGCCACCGGCGCGCAGCGTGCCGGAACCTTCCGCCGCCGCGAGCTCGAGCTGCATGCCGATCTCGAAGTTGATCGCGTCTTCGGTCGTCACCAGCGTGATGACGGTCGTAGCGAAGCTCGAGTTGGCCATTACGCCGACCTTGCCCCATCCACCACGGAACGCGTCGGTGGCGATGCGGCGGGTCGCGGCGTTGATCACGCCGTCGATCTCGGTCGTGGCCGCCTCGATGAACGCGCCCTCCTCGTCCTGCGACGCCTTGAGGGTCTCGCCGTCGATGACCGCGATGCCGTACTTCTTGACGCGGGTCAGCGTGAACTGGCTCACGCGGGTGTTGGTCGCCGCAGCGCGGGTCTGCGCGGTCGCGAACTGCGAGTTGACGCCCTGCGGGTTGCCGTAGATCAGCGGCACGGGGAGGTTCTTGCCGGGGAACTTCGGCTGCTTGGGAACCATCGCCAAGAAGGGATTCTTCTTGTAAACGAGGTTCTCCACGTAGTCCTGGGAGTAGTACTCCTTGAGAGCCGCGTTGAACGTGGTGAGGTCGAGACCCATTGGGGCACCTTTGACGAGAGGGGTGGAGTTCGGCCGCGCTCATGCGCTTGCCGCGTCTCGACACCCCTCTTGCTCTGGTGCCTATGTGCCTTTGCTCTTGGGGCTCACGCGCTCAGACGATCGCCTTGCAAGGGTGAATGTAGCACCCGCCGGTGTGCATGCATAGTTTGGTTATGTATATGCG